GTGTTGGCCTCGCGTGCTGCCACGCGGAACGCGATGCGGTCGGTGTCCTGGATCGGGATGTGGTACGAGATGTCGCTCTCGGTTCCCGTGCGCGTCATCCACATCGTCTGCGGCGCGTTCGTCGTGCCGGCAAACACGCGGCGCTGCTCAAAGTAACTGACCGCACCGGGGTAGTTCCCGGCCGATGCGAACACCGTGTCAATGATGGGCGGCGTGATTCCCATATCAGGACCGATATTGTTGTCCGTGAACGTGGTCAGGTCCGTCTGCCCGATGAGGCCGTACAGGCCGTTCTGACGCTTGTAGATGTTGTAGCGCGCCGCGCCAGTGACCGATGACCAGGTGATCGTGTTGCTTGAACCAGCCGCATTGAGGTTGTTGTTCGCAGTCGCTGCGGAACTTGGCGCGCTTTCGTCAATCCCGTTCGGCGCAATCGTGGTCACCACGTAGTAGCTGGTGAAGTCAAGCGACTTGTCGCCGAACTGGACATACCCGCCGGATGACCACGTTCCGTACGGGGTTGTGTCAAGTTCGATTCCGGTGCTGTATGACCGCACCCGGAACTTGTCGGTCGGACCGATGTGCGAGACGATGTAATAATCGTCAGGGAACGGATTTGTCCACGTTCCTCCGTCAAGGTACACCGGATCTCCAACGGTAAGCCCATGCGGTGCCACCGTGTGCGCGACCCCTGGATTCGCACTTGTGAACCCGATGAGATCAAGCGCCTCTCCGCGGTTGGAGGTCACACTCACCCCGGTCGGCGACGTAACCGTGGACGAAAACGAGATCGTGGTCAGCGTCCATGTGACCGCTCCCAGCCGGCGCAACTCGCGTGGCGCGTAGCCCGGATGCACAAGCGTCAGAACATCGGCCGACTGCACGTAGTGGATGTCAAACAGGTCAGTTGCGGCGTACGGATTCGGGATCTCGTAGATCCCCGCTGGCATGGCGTACCAGTACGTAGCGTTCGGCGGTGTATTGCCAGCCGTGCTGGCAATGCAGTAATAGTTCACGCCGCCGCTCAAGACGAGGTTGCCAACCGAATACACCTGATTCGTGGTGATCGTTCCGCTGCCAGCAGTTGTGATGTTGATTGCAGACCCGGTCTCGGTCAGGGACAACTGGTAAGTGTTTGCCGCAGCGTTGATAACGTAGTACGTGGTAGCGGCTACGAGCGGTGCTGGCAACGTGGTTGTCGCCGATACCTGCACTGGAGTTCCGTTTGCGTATCCGTGCGTGTTGCTGGTGAACGTCTCCGTCCCGGTATTGACGGCACTGATTGTCTTGGTCGTGCTGTACGCAGCAGGCGTGCCCGGGCCAATCGTGGCTCCCTGCGTATGGAATCGGAAGTACCCCTCTCCCATCTCGAGCACCATCGTCTGCGTGGTGCTGAACGTGAACGGGATGAGGCGCGTGCGCTTCGTGCTGTCCTTGACCTCGCGCACGAACGCGGTGCCGGGGCGGTTCTCTGCCGGCCCCTGCGGAAGCGCAATGAAGTTCTGCAACTTCGCAGCGCCCGTCTGGAACTTCACGTCATCAATACGCCCCCACATTTCGGGCGACACTTCGCCGCCAGCGAACGAACGGGTGTAGGTACGTGTTTGCGCCATGTCAGCGGCCGCTCATCCAGGGGGTGATGTGACCGGGCTTGACGTTGCGCTGGCTGGCGTCCGACGTGCGGGCCTGCTGAATGTAGGCCATCGCCATCTGCGCCGCCTTGCGGCCTTCCGCAGCTCCTTCCGCGCCCTTGACGATGGGGCCGGCAAGCATCGAGGCAAGGTGCCACGACAGCGCGTTCGTGAACAGCGGGTCGAACTTCGTCGGGTCTGAAACGAGCGCCTGGTATCGCAGGATCGCGGTTTCCTGATTCGTATAGATGACCTTGTTGCCGAGCGTGTCCGTCTCGATCTGGTATTCCTGCGGCGTGTAGACGCCAGCAGTAACCATCGGCATGTCCGTCCATCCAAATCCACGCAGATCGGCCGGGTAGGCGCGTACCGCGTAGTCGTTTTCGGCTTCGGGCGGCAGGACAGCCACAGCCGTCATCATGTCGCCCGGACATGCATACGCGTACTTCCACATGGTGTACGGCATTGTCACCTGCGCGAGACTCACGCGGCGCGATGCGAACGACCAGTTGTGCATCTGGAGGAGCGTGTCCCGTGCGATGGGGTAGAACCGCTGGCAATGCTCTGCCTGCGGCGATCCCTCTGGCGGGTTGATGCTTGCGACCGTGGCATCGTCGCCGAGGTACGCAAGCGCGAGATTGCAGATATCAACTTCCGAAGGCACGCTGATCTCCTTGTGAGAGGAGGGGAGCCGTGGTTTCCCGCCGACTCCCCTCCTTGTTCACAGACTCAACTTCGGATCATTCCGTGGCGTTGGCCTCAACCTTGGGCTTCCGTCCCGGCCGCAGCTTGGGCGCTGGTGCCTCCTCATCGGAGAGCCGCGCCGCCTGCGGTCCACCCTCGAGATACTCGAGGTGGCGATTGAACGGACCTTCGTAGTCGAACGTGTCTCCGGGCTGCCGGAGGCCGTTGAGAACGAAGCACAGAACCTTGGCCTTGACCTTTGCCATTGAATGCTCCTATCAGGCCACAGTGAAGCCGGACGCGTAGATGGCACGGCCATCCTGGATGTCCATCACGATGTCGGCGCTGATGACGCCAGCCGTGTGGGTGCCAGTGGTAACGACCTGCGCGCCGAGGTAGCGCAGACCCGTCGCGGCAATCTGCTGCGGGCTGATCTTGACGGCGACCTGACGGCCGGCGGCAAGGTTCGCCGTGGTGATGACACCGACCTCGCCGACCACGATGTTGCCAGAGGCAAGCGTCGAGGACGAGGAGGCGACCACCTGGAAGGTGGCGTTCGTGCCGCCGGCAAGGGCGGTCGTGACGGTGAACATGACAGACAGGTCACGGCCTTCGCCGATGTCACGGTTCTGGGTGCCCTGGCCGACCGTGTAGAGCGAGCCGCTCACCGTGGCGGTGTAGGCGGTGTTGCTCTGGAGGTCAACGACATCCGGGGTACCAGAGGTGCCAGTGATGTACGTACCGGCGGACGTGATCGCCCCGGTGTTGCCGAGACGGAGGTTCTGATCGAGAATCATTGTGTGGTGTCCTTTCTGCCTTCACCTATCAGGTGAGGCGGGCTTCTGCATTGATGAGGGCATCGACACGGCGGCACGGAACGCCGAGGAACGACAGCCAGCTGTACGGGGTACCGAACTGCGACAGACCCTGCTGAACGGACAGGACGTTCTGGGCGCGGTCCATCGCCTGGATGGACAGGCCGCCGTGAACGGTGCGGTTCATGTAGAAAGCCGCACGGCCCATCGTCATGTTCGGGACGCGATACAGAGCGCGGGTCATCAGCTTGATGAGCTGGGTGGCCGCGCTAGACGACTGCGTGCCGCTCGCGTTCGCCATGTCAGACACGTCGATATTTGCGATGCGGACCACATAGCGCCAATCCTTCACGACCAGGCCGTTCTTCCACTGGTAACGAGTGGCGTAAGCCTGGAGGCGGTTGTTGCCGTCATACACGGTCTGCTCGCCGAGATCCTCGTGCATGAGGCCGGCGCTGCTGCCCTTCGGGAACGGGCAGTAGACGGTGTTGTCGCCCCATACAACGAGGTACACCGAAGTGTTGTCGCTGCCACTGCCGCCACCGGAAATGATGTTCTGGCCGATGCCAGAGCTGCCGGGGGTAGCCGAGTAACGCGCCGCGAGGCCAAGGAACGACTTCGGCTCGATGGCGGGGTTGCCATAGAACATCGTGGTCGCCTGCGTCTGGTTCATGGCTTCAAGGAAGGCCACGTCTTCGGACAGGCGGAACTGCGCCGTGTTGCCGTTGAGCATGGCGAGATCCTTGTCCACTTCGCTGCGGGCCTCGAGAATGCCGCAAGCCTCATCGACCTGCGCGGTCGTGGACTTGCTGTTCGGGATGCCCTGGTTGAGGGCGCGCCAGTACACGGCCGGCAGGCCGGTACGGATCACGACGCGCTCGCCGGTCGGCAGGTTGCCTTCCTTGAACACGCAATCCTCGAGGATCTCGTTCGACTGCGAAAGAAGTTCCGCGATGACCGGAACACGGCCCTCGGGATCGGTGCGCTTCGCCCAATCGGCGAGCGTCAGGTTGCTGCTGGAGAGAACTGCCATTGTGGTGGCTCCTTGTTGGTGTTAGGTGGCGTAAAGAGCGTCAGCAAGATCCGCGAAGGACTTCGGACCGGACTTGGCCGTAGCGGCCGCACCCGTGACAATCCTGTCCTCGCTGATCGCCTTGCCGGCGCGGTACATGAACCGGATCACCTCGGGATGATTCCCGAGGCCCGATTCGTTCAACAGACTTCGCAGTTCGGCGGTTCCGAACTGATCGAGCGCCTTCTTCGCAACGCCAAGATTCTCGGTCAGCTTGTCGCCGCCGAACTCCTTGTCGGCCTTTGAGTTGTCGGCCCAGCCGTTGCGAACTGCCTCAATTTGCGCTGCCTGACGTTCGGCCAGCTTGGGGCCGACGGCGTCAAGGACGCGCTGCGCGGCTTCTTGCGACAGGTTCAGTTCCTTTGCCACCTTCGAGTATTCGGCGATGACCTCGGAGTCGAAGACTCGACCCTCCGGTGCCTTGAACTCGTAGGTTTCCGGCGCTGCCTTGGCCTCGGCGGAAGCCTCGGTCTTGGCAGCGTCGGCAGGCGCGGGTTCCTTACCAGCAGGGGCCGCATCGGCGGCTTGCTGGCCCTGGGTCGCGGTCGCCTTGGTGTCCCCGTACAGCTTGTCGGCCGTCGCCGCCGCTGTATTGTGGACCGAAGATGGGGAAGCGCCTTCAGTGGTCGTTGCGGCTGCTTCCATCATCGTTGGTTCCGTCATTGGTTGATTGTTCCTTCATCATTGCCGGGTACTGCTCCGAGCAAAGCGAGTGGACCATTGCGAGCAATCGCAGTCCTTGGTTCCTTCCACCCTCCGCAAATGCCATTGACATTGCGTTGGTGTTGAAGGAACTGCGGAACACGCCCGCCTGGTCCAGTTGCCGCCACACGATGCGGCGGCCGCGCTTGCTGGACATGAGCCACTTGATGTCCGATTCCTCGGACTGCCGTTCCAATCGCTCGCGCAGCTCGCGTTCGGCCTTGTCGCGCTCTTGGCCCCGCAGATCGAGGGGGTCATACGTGGTCACGGGCGGAATGTATCCCTGTGTCTAACAATTACGGGTACTGTCAGCCGCCGTAGAGCATCGTTGCCGCGCTGCCCATCGTGTTGCCGGCGTCAATCGACAGATCGGTGATTTGGAGTTCGACGCCAGGCTTGACGCCGCCCTCCACCATCGTTGCGCTCGTCTCCTTGACGTAGGCCCGGGCGGTGATCGTCACCTGGGTTCCGAGGCGCATGTTGGCCGTGATTCCGAGCTTGGCGAGCTGTTCTGCCTCGAGTTCGATGCAGAGATCCTCCGGGTACATCTCCTCGCCGTCGCCCTCGGGTTCCATCTTCATGCTGACCATTGCCATTTAGATCTCCACCGCCGAAGGCGAGTTGTAGCCGCTGAACATGTTCACCACGTCGGTGAGCGCGTTCTGTCCCTCGGTGGGAGCCTGCGCCATGTTCTTGACGGTCTGGGACTGCTGCTGCATGACGGCGGCCTGTTCCTTGGCGGCGAGCGCCTGGTTGCGGGCGTTGCGCAGGAGGGCCACGTCCTTGTCGGCCACGATGAGCGACGGGTCCACGCCGAGCATGTCGGCGTATACGTCGGCCCACTGGTCCTGGTCGAACTTGTCGAGGATGTCGGGCTTCATCTGCGCGATGGCGCCGAGGTTGCCGACGAAGCGGTCCACGGCGTTGGTGCCGATGGCGCGCTGCGCCTGCGCGAGCATGCTGACGAACTCGATGTTCAGGTCCATGCCCTGCAATTCCGCAGGTGCCGGCGGGACCATGCCTGCCTCAATCATGCGAGTGAACGTCATGTCCACTAGCGGAGACAGCAGTTCGTTGTGCAGGCGCTCGAGGACAGGCCCGAGCATGATGAGCTTCTCTTCGTGGCGCTCGGCGACCTCGGTGGCGGTCATGCGCGTGTTCTGCATGTTCGCCAGCATCAGGAACAGGTCGGCGTAGAACGAGCCGCGGACGCGGTCGCGGCAGTCCACGATGTCGGCAAGCAAGTAGTTCAGATTGAGGTTGACCTCAAACGCGGTCTTGATCCCGTTCGATGCGCCGTCGTAGTACGAGATCCCGCCTGGGAGCGTCTCCACGTCGCGGTTCTTCATCGACGCCGGCACCTGGAGCGGCGGCTTGGTCTGGTAGTCGATGGCCTGCGCCTTGCGGAGCTGCTCGTGCTGGA